ATCAGCGATTTGCAAATGGATCGTGAACGACTGGGCGATGCCACACACGTGGGCAAGGTGCATATTAGAGAACGTGATATAGATGATGCTGACAGTACTAATCCACAGTATACCAGTAGTCAAGGTAAAAACTACACTGTGGAGCGACTAATGCCCACTCCCTACAAGCTGACACTCAAAGCGGACATATGGAGTAGCAGTACAGAACAAAAATTACAGATATTAGAACAGATCATGATGCTGTTCAACCCCAGTTTGGAAATACAAACAACTGACAACTATCTAGACTGGACCAGTTTAAGTGTGGTCAACTTGACCAACATGACATTTAGCAATAGGCAAGTGCCAGTTGGTGCAGAAAGTGCTATAGATATTGCCACACTGACGTTTGACATGCCCATATGGATCAGTCCTCCAGCCAAGGTCAAGACGTTGGGTGTTGTTACCAACATTATCATGGGCATTTACAAAGGCTCCAATGCCTCTGCCAACGGTTACATTGAAGGGTTTGGGGTTGATGCTGTGGAAGTGGGACCCAATCTCAGTGACCTTATGAACACTGCACGTGCCAGCATTGATGACTTTGGTGTTACCATACACGGTGGCAGTGCTAGAATACTTGATCCAGGTGAAAACGTTACCTATGCCAATAACAACAGTTTGTATGTGAGTGTTAAAAACGGTCTAGATATCAATTGGCGTACCATGTTGGATCAGTATCCAGGGCAATTTAGATCAGGTGTTAGTAGATTGTTTTTGATACAGGAAGATGGCACTGAAGTCAGTGGTACTTGTGTGCTCAATCCCCTAGATGAAGCTGTATTAACTGTTAATTGGGATGAAGACACTTACCCAACCAACACCACAATTGCCAGCACCTATAGACCCAACAGTCCAGGCACATTTGACGCCATTGTTGATCCAGAGAAAAGCGGCCCAGGCAGTGGGCTTGGTGCTAACACAGTTGGCACACGTTATTTGATTATCAACAACATTGGTGGTGGCATTAGAGAAACATTAATTGCAGAAACACGTAGCAATAGAATAGACACTAGCATTGACTTTGCCCGTGTGCAAGACAGTAGAGTGCTTGTTAACAATGTGGAAGTTGCATTCACTCCCATGAACATACAGGACAAGTATGTTATTAGATTGGCCAGTAATGCCGCTGTAAATGACATTATTACCTATGAATTGTTTGTAAATGAAGATGGTCCAGATGCTTGGAAAAATACTAATGGCACAGACTTTATTGCCAACACCAATGACATCATAGAATGGGATGGAAGCAAGTGGCGTGTGGTGTTTAACGCTGAAGCCACAAAGGACACCATAGTTTACCTCACAAACATATATACTAGCGTCCAGTACAAATGGAACGGCATTCAATGGCGCAAGTCATTCGAAGGCGAATATATGAGGGGTCGATGGAGACTAGAACTATAAAAGATAAAATTGTCTGTAGTGGTGCACTATTTTATGCTAAAACTACGGGACGTATTTTATTGCTTCAAAAATCATCAGGCAAACACGCTGGCACTTGGGGTCTAGTGGGCGGTACTAATGACCTTGGTGAAAGTGCTTGGCAAGGCCTGCAACGTGAAATCTCAGAAGAGATAGGTGTTGCTCCACAAATACTCAAAACAATGCCCTTGGAAACCTTTGTTAGCAATGACTCAGTGTTTAACTTTCACACTTATCTTTGTGTGGTTGAGAATGAATTTGTACCCACTCTAAGTGAAGAGCATGATGGATGGGCATGGGCCACAATAGACTCAGCACCTAAACCCTTACATCAAGCACTGCGTAGTAGCTTTGGTAATAGAACCATGCGTACCAAATTGCAAACAGTGTTTGATGTTATGGATTTAATTTAACGTGCAGTGCCGTTGACATTGCCAAACGGCTTTTCAGCAAATGCCATGAAAATATAATTATCTCCAGCGACGTTATTTGGCAGTGCAGTGCCCCTAACTTTAAAACCATTGGAAAGAATATCTATTCTATTTGCATTAGCTAGTTCAGCATCACTTAAATTTGGTCTTAATAAATTGCTATTTCCACCATTATATGTATCTCTAGCAGTGTCAAAGATAAACCAGTTATTGGTAGTTGCTGAAGTTACGTCTTTACCTAAGACAAATCTAGGCTTGAATCCGCAGTATATAAACGGACCGTCTGTGTTGGCATTTGCTGTGAATGTTCCAATCTTGCTAAATCCTTCCACTTCTGCCCAACAATATGCAATCATATTATATGTTGCAGTCCAACTATCATTAGAAAATACAGTACTTGTTGGTAATGCAACTCCAGTACTGCCTGCCGTGGCTGTAGTATTCAACAGTAAAAATTTGTTAGTGCCGTCAATAGCTGTGGTGTATGTATACCAAGCGCCTGTTTGATTACGCTGTTTTGTAATTATTAGTTTTGGTGCTGTACCTAATCCGTGACCCATTGTACCAACACCATTAGCCGATCCTGTCCATGTTACAATACTAAACCCACTGGCAGTATTAGCACTTACTTGACTTGTAATAGTGCCAGCAGTATTTGAAACTGCGGCTCCACCTGCTCGCCAGCACCAAGCAACATAAGTATAAGTTGATGTATTTGTTCCAGTATCACCGGTATTTAAAGTAAACCCATTAGAGTTAAACGAACTTAAATAATTATCGGTTCCTTCAGCATTTGTAGTATTTGAATATAATGTTTTAGATGCACCACGAACAGAATCTACTAAATTGTTCCAAGTTCCAGCATTACTCCTACTTTTTAACCAAACTAAGTCAGGTTGGAAGTTTAAGCTAGAAATTGTTTGTGTGCTACTATTACCAGTATAAGTCACTGCATCAAAAAATTCGTTAGGTGCTATTGCTGCCGCGTTGGTCAAGCGGGGGAAGTTCTTAGTAGTTAACGCTGAGTATCCTGCCGGAGGAGCGTATGCCCAAGGTCGTTGTCCAGCATTTAATGAAACTTGATCCCCGCTGGCTCTTGTCCATACTGCAGGAATTAACAATGTGTTTGATGTAATTCCATAAGCTAGTGCAACATTATAAACTTGTGATCCATTTTTATAAAGAGTTAGTGTATTTCCTATCCTATCAATGGCAAACCCTAAAATATCACCTGTAGCAAATCCTGGACTGTTATTAACATTATAAGATCCATCACCTATATACACCGATCCGTTTACTGTGACGCCAAAAATTGCACCAAGATCTCCGCTGATGCCGATCCAGCCATTACCAGTACTAGTGTAAGAGTTTACAGTGTATTCGATATATGTTTTTGCATTGGTTGGAATTCCTATATTTCCGTATGCCCAACTAAAATTAGTGCCGTTATAAGTTGCTGTTAAATTTCCATTAGATAAAGTTGATTTATAGCTTACGCCGTCACCGTAGTTAGGAACAGCTAGTGGATTCCAAGTACAATAATTACCAACAACTTCACCACCATTACCGTAATCGTGTCCGTACTGTGTGGGACTATCCACCAAGTTGTCTGTTGTAGAGTCACTGGTGTTGCCCACTGCGGTAGTTGTGTAACGAACTATAACAACACCTGAGCCACCGTCGCCGCCTTTAGTTCCACCGTTATTTTGTGCTCCACCACCGCCACCAGTATTTGCTGTTCCGTTAACACCGCCTGCACCACCAGATACGGCTGCACCACCACTGCCTGAACCGCCAGTTCCTTGAGATCCAGAACTTGCAGAGCCACCTCCACCTCCTGCATAGTATGTAGGTGCGCCACTAATTCCAAATTGTAATCCAGGGCCACCGTCTCGACCGTTGGTGCCAGACGCTGGGCCGCCAGCACCACCACCTCCGCCACCATTGTTGCTTGCACCTGCGCTGCCTGCAAATCCTTGACCGGCTGTTCCGCCTCCAGCGGCACCACTAGTCGCGCCACCACCACCACCACTTCCACCAGATGCGCCAGCATTATTAGAGTAGTATCCGCCACCACCACCGCCAATGGCAACCAAAGCGCCAAATTGGCTGTTGCCACCGCTTCTGCCTGTTGCCGTAGATAAACCAACTTGTCCAGCGCCTACAGTTACGGTGTAAGTTTGTCCAGGGGTCACTGGGTATGCTGAATTATAAATTACGCCACCACCGCCACCGCCACCATTACCTACGTTAGTCACACCATCTGATGCACCTGTGCCACCTGCGGCAACTACGAGTACTTCAACACTTGTAACGTCTGTAGGGGCTGTCCACGCAGTTGTGCCTGTTGTAGTGAATCTCTGTACTACTCCAGCATTTACGTTGGTTGTAACAAATGATTTGCCGCCTGTTTCTGGCAATGCTCTTGCGGGCGGGGCGAAGTCTGATGTGTAACGTGCAACACCTTTGGTATATCGAACATCATCCATTGATCCACCAAAATAGTTTGTACCGTCTGAACCAACTCTAAAAACACCAGTACTAATACTGCTGATTGTGTATGCTGACAGCGTATTAGGCATTGCCTTACCGTTCACATACATGGTCATTGCGCCCGAATTTCTAACAATGGCAAGATGATACCATGTGTTTAGGGAAAATCCGCCTTGTGGAGCTCCAAATCCTGCATCATAGTTTGTACTGCCATCGGGGCTTTGCGCCAGTCGGAATGTTCCATCACCATTGTAATACCAAACAAAACTTCTAGTACTACCACTTTCATAACCATAGTTTGCAATAACTTGTACAGAACTCAAACTCCGTGTCATGAAAACCCAAGTTTCCAATGTCCAGTTGTTTGTGCCAGGGCTTAAGAAACTGTTTAAACTCCAACTGCTTTGAAAATAATCGCTTGATCCGTTGAATGCCAATGCACCACTGCCGTACTTTGCGGCACTGGTTATTGTAGCGTTGCTTACTGTTGTAATATTTCCTGCGCCACTGGTATCAACCACAGCCGAGTTGGCAAAGTTCAATAACAATGAGGGTGCTATTCTAAAGTTTGCGGGAGTTGGTGTATAGTTACTAGGTGATGATGCTGTTTCTAATTGTGCGCCCCATACTAAGAATCCTGAAGATCCATCGCCTTGATATGTTACACCACCAAAGCCCGTACCACCTACAGCTTCTCCGTAAATCATAGTATAGATTGCACTAGAAGTAATACTTCCAGTAATCCATATGCGGAACCAACCATTGCCCACATCTGTAATGCCCGAGCTGGTATATGTACCAGTTCCGCTATTTGAAGCATTTACTACTGTGCCAGCAACTATATCAAAGTGTGCATAAAATGCATTTGCTGATTCTTGTGCCAACATAAAAACATTACGTTTTTGACCGTACTTTTTAACATATGCAGAGAATGTAAACGTAGTGCCGCTTAATGTACTCCACGGACTAGTTACAATAATTCGAGGAATAGATGATGCACTAGTGCCTTCTCTCACTAGTGTTGCAGACGGAGTGCTATCTGGCGCAACGCCTATGTTAAATGCAGATGTAACTCCGGTACCGTCTATAGTCCAATAGGCATTGCTGAGATCTTCACTGAACGTTAACAAGTTATTTGTCAGTGTGCCAAATGGTCGCATTGTGGGTGTGAAGGCTGCGGTATAAATTGCCGCACCTTTGGTTATACGGACAGTTGACATATACCCAACAAACTGTCCGGATGGTAATCCATCATTACCAATATAACAATTTGAATCTGACAGATTCATTGAATTAGTAACTGTTGCAACAACATTTCCATTAATAAAGCCGCGCATGGTTGTGCCAGATCGAGTCAAAGCAACATGAACCCAGCAATTTGCCGGTACTGTGTCTGTTGAATTTAATACTTGACTTGTTGTGTATACAGAAAGGGTATTTGAGCTGGTTCTATAAAAATAAATACCATTAGAAGAACCTGGCGTATCCCCAAAATAAGTTGTTTGAGTGCCGCTATTTGTATGGTAAACATACATTTCAATAGTAAAGTCGCCCGTTCCAAATTGGAAAGCCGCATTTGATGCAACATTCAAATAATCAGTTGATCCACTAAAATAAGCACTAGCACCGTGCGTTGCTGGATTATATGGTGTGTTGGCCTGCATGGGGAACGGACTAAAACTTCCCTGAGTTACTGTGCCGTTTCGAGTGATAGCAAAGTTGTTAGGGCCACTATCTGCAAAAGTATTGTTTTGACCACCAGCAGGACCGTTGCCTGTTAGGTGTAAGGCTACTGATCCACGATAGGGATCTTGGTCAGCATCATAGACAGTTGTGCCATTGACGCTGGCATCATAACCCAATGTTTGACTTGTGGCAGCATTGGTAAATGGTAGATAAAAACCGTTAGTGCCGTATGTGCCAGTGTAAGCAACGGGAACCCAAGTGTTGTTAGTGTCGTATTGTCCAAAAAATGTTGGCGGCAATTGATATCCGTCAATGAAATTAACTTCTGTGATATATCCGCCGTATTGAAATGCTCCAATTGACGGGAACCAACTGCCTATGGCCTGATTAGGCACATCTATACCATTCATTCTAGTTGCTAGACCTTGTGCAGGATAGCCTGCTGATGAGAAACTAGTTACCTGAGCACCATTTACATAAACTTTTGTTCTATTTGAACTAGTTGATTGTGTAGTGTCAACAGCAACCACAATATGATACCATGCATTTGTATCTCTAAAAACCTGTGTTGTAACCAAATTTGAACTGAAATTGTCATACACATACAAGTAGTCATCTGAACCAAATTCAAAACCCCAATATGCATTACCGCCGACGTTACACGTATTAAACAGCGCATCTCTGGTTCCAATGCTGTCTCTTTTGACCCATAGACTTGTAGTAAATGTTCTTTGATTTCCAGGTCGTGTAGTTTGTTTAGTTACAAATGATGAATTATTTTTAAATCTCAAACTGTTTGCCACAGGTTGAAACAAGTTGGGTTGTGGCCATGCATTGGCACGATGCGCCTGCATGGCTTCATCCAAGGTCCAAACACCGCTGGCATCCTTGAGAGAGGGCGTCTTGGCTGTGCCTTTTACAATTCTACCTGGTTTATTATTTCTTGACGTCATTTATATTCTCAATTTGTATACTGTATTTAAGCGCCCGACCAACGTATGATTACAATTCCAGAGCCTCCAGTACTACCATTACCAGTTGCCGCAGTATCAAGTGAACTATTTCGATAACCTGATCCACTGCCGCCGCCACCGCCGCCAGTATTTTGTACACCTGCAAACCCATTATTTCTGCTTGGGCCACCAGCACCGCCACCACCAAGTGGTCCTGGATTTGCGTCTGCGCCGCCCCATGCACCGCTAGATCCTCCACCAGCATAATATGTTGCTGTACCACCAATACTGAATTGTAAACCTACACCACCGCTTCCGCCAGTTGGTTCGGTAACTGACTGACCATATAAGCCGCCGGCGCCTGCGCCACCTCCTCCACCAGCAGTGGTTGCTCCACTATTTCCTTGGCCATATGTGGCACTTCCTCCAATGGCTCCTGCACCACCTGCACCACCGCCACCTGAACCGCCTGTTGATCCGTTTTCTGAAACTTGTCTTAGTGCGCCGTAGCCGCCGCCTATAGCAATAAGATTGGCAAAACTACTATTTTGACCATTGGAGCCAACACTTGTTCCTGTAATGCCACCACGGCCTCCTTGACCTACCACTATGGAATAGGTTACACCCGGTGTTACTGGTATGCTAGTGTCATATATTAATCCCCCAGCACCTCCTCCTCCACCACCAAGTTGTGATGCAGTTGATCCAGCACCCCCTCCACCACCACCGCCTACAATTAATGCTTGTACTGAGTTAACACCTGCGGGGCAAGTCCATGCACCACTATCTAAGAATGTGGCAACTTGTGGTACGCGATAACGTAGTACGACCACACCACTTCCGCCATGGCCGCTTGATCCACTGCCAATAGCATTGGCCTGTGCTCCACCACCACCGCCGGTATTTGGAGCACCGTCTCCACCTTTTACCACTGTTGAAGCTGTTTGGTCAGCGGCACCAGTACCACCGCCACCAATACCGCCCAGTCCTGGATAAACAGTTCCTACACCATAGTTCTGACTTGATCCTCCTCCACCACCACCATAATATTCCAAATTTCCAGTGATTGCGTAAGCAACGCCAGCACCGCCGTATCCTGGATAAAATGTTGTGGCCGAACCACCGGCTGACCCTGCACCTCCTCCGCCTCCTCCAGTCCATACATTTGCCACAGCATTATATCCGCTGCCGCCAGCATTGCCTTGTCCAGCAGTACCAGCACTACCAGCTTGGCCGAATCTCCCACCACCACCAGAGCCACCTGTCTGACTTCCTGCATCGCCTTCACTTGCGCCACGGCCACCACCAACAGTTGGCAATGTTGCTTGTCGCACACTGATAAAACTGATGTC